AACGTGGTTCGTTGTCGCGTGCGCTTCTACGACGTCTAGGGCTTCTCGGAAAAAATAAATGAGAAGTCCCACCACTACAAAATTTATTTTGTGGCGCATTATATTCTAAGAATTAACTGCGCAAAGGGTCTCCGCCGACCACTAGTCACTTAACAAACTTTGTGAGATCTACAACGGAATTCCATGAACGTGGCCTTCACAGCTTTGAACACACACTCACTTCAGAGAAAAACATTTGGTTCTTACGAAAAGAAACAAATGGATCCACAAACACCACAGGGTTACGAGGAGGCCGACTATCCAGTTGAGCACCATGAGGAACGTCTCAGGCAGAAAGAGGGTAGAGGTCAGTTCGTGCGCACCGAGCAGGAGAAGGACTATGCCAGCCGTAAGAGGCTGTTTGAAGAGGGCGACCAAGACCTAGCGGCCCCCCCTACGCAAGTCGAGGACATTGACCCAATGGACGAGGATGAAGAGGACTACGCAGACCTGGCCTCCCTCAAGGCATCGACTGCTGGGAAAGGGCCTCTGTATCGTGAGATTCCAGAGGAAGAGGAAGAGGAGGCGTCCCCAGGTGTAGACGAGCCTTCAGGTGAGTTGAAACCCCAGGATGACGAGTCTGAGTCTCCTGACCTGCATTCTTACTTCATGCAGTTCCCTGGCGTGGCAGCAGACGCCGTTGTCTCGATGTGTCGGGCATACGCGTCGTACTTGGCTTCACGCTCGAAGAAGAAGCTGCAAGGATGCCTCCCCAAGATCAAACGCCGCCGCAAGTAAGATGTTACTGCTTTCGTTGCAAGAAGAACCAACCCAATTTGTGCCTTGAACTCTAACATTAAACTATAGGAGTTCGATGAATTGGGTTATGAAGGATGGCGAGCGACACCTCCCACGTGGGATCCTACTCCGGATCAAGTGGAGCAGAGGTTCCGAGACTACAGAGAGCTTCAAGAATGGTTCGATTATGACGGGATGTCATCTGAAGGCGTTTATTAAACTATCCATCCATTCTCTCCCCGAAGATTGCTCTTGCAGCTGGTGCTATGGCCTCAGGCCTAGCATCCCACCATGCCTCTGCTTCGTCAACCAGGACATCTTCCTGTACGTAGACTTCCGTCATCAACACGATTCGAGAGAATCGACGACGCAGAGGGTCATCGACCCACGCCACCTTTCCCGGCCGGCCAGCCCACCACGCTTTAGGATGAACGTTCGATGAGAACCGGAAGCGTGTAGCCTTCATCTGAATGAAGCCACCCTTGACTTCTACGCGAAAGGGGTAACTGTCCAGCAAGCGTAGCATGTAACTGTAAGTTTGCCAGTTATCTCGGAACTCATCAAAGACCAAACCTGACTGCCCTTGATAGCCATCGAACCACTTCCCAGGACTCACCCAGAACCAGTCAGGGCCCTCGGGAGATTCACGCCGAAGGCGAAAGGACTTGCCTGTGCCCGTAGGGCCAAGGTACAAGACACAGTCTTTAGGAGCAGCCTGGCGCTCCTGACCTGGCATTGCCAGACGCACAGCGTTGATACCTTTCTGATACTTAAAGATAGCCATCGGGATTTCTTCTAATATCTGGGTATCTGTGGCACCACTCCTCACCATCGCGACCATAGCATCCAGGTCAGTGCGAACACCACCGCCACGGCGAACCCACTTCTCGACTGAATCCTTAGACGGATAAAAATAAGGACCCTCGAGTCGAGTCTCATGCTTCGTATGATAAGCCAAACACTCAGACTTTGTTCCCCTTTGCAACTCAAGGTGCACCGTCGACAGACCCTCTAACTTTTTTATGTAGCTCATCACCACAGGTTCTCTGAAGTGCAACCATATCTGGTAGTGCACAGTCCCTGAATCTCCCATCTCGAGCTGCCAGACTGCATGCGATAGACCGGCCCACTCTGATACAGGCAACCAAGCATCAGGGTTGTTGAGCACTGCGATCCAGCACCTGTTGCTCATAAAGACTTCTCGTGTGACTTCTGGGAAAAAAAGACTTCTCATTCACACATGGATGACTTCTCGCAGCATTCAGAGAAAGTGACTCAGCGTGCCGCTACGAGCGCAGCGAGGCGGCGTCCTACCTAACATCTATAGCCTTACTGAGTAATGGATCGTTGAAGGGAGGCCGGCGTAGCCAGGCCGACCGACCGACACTTTTCTATCGAGGAGCGAGCGCAGCGAGCGACGGTGGTACCTCGCAGGCCAAGATTCGATTGAACCGGAGGAGGCGGCGCGAAGCCCGCCGACGACCACAGAGATCACAGTTCGAGGTTGGGGAGAAAAATTTATTTTTCGTAGTATTACCCCAACCTCGGGAAACGGGAAAAGTTTCCCCGCGCGCAGCGCGACAGCGGCCGCAGGCCGCTGCAGGGCCGAAGGCCCAGCCGCCCGCAGGGTCCCCCGGAGGGCCGCCGGAGGCTCCTACCAGGGTCCTTCACTTACCTCTACCTTTCTAGCCTTACATGGTTAGCATATACGAGGCGCCACCCCACTGCCGTGGACACTGTCCCGGCTGCAAGTTATCAAGAGGGGTGGTGCCGATACTTACAGCCTTGAGCATACACGGGGCACCGACGAGTGCCCATTTTTAAGAGGCGAGCCTGCGAGATTCTCTCCCGCAAAAGGCTTTGCGGCTGAATATTTATTATCTTTTTTAGTTCGTAAGAGGGGTTTTTGAGGTATGAGCAAAGACCCATTTAAACGAGGAACCGTTAAGAGTCGTCCGCGCACGGACGCTACTCTCGCCCGCGTCGCGTCAAGCGCAGCTGCTCGCGCTGTAGTGCGCAATACCAGGATGCAGGGCGCCCGGCCTAGACCCGGAGCTGCCCTCAACCGCAGGGGTGTGGCTTCCAAGGAGACGGGGTATGTTGATACCGCGTCAGCCACCTACGCCTTTGACACCACAGGGTCTATCGTGTTGATCCCAACCGTCGCACAGGGAGCGTCCGTCAACCAACGCATCGGAAAGAAGCTCTCTTGGAAGAGCTTGCAGTGCAGAGGCTATGTCGCCAACGGGACAGCAGCAACGTTCAACGATTGCTGCATGCTTATTGTTTACGATAAGCGACCCCAAGGGTCTCTGCCAGCGATCACGGACATCCTAGTGACCGCAAACTCACGCAGCATGAACAATGATGCCAACTCAGGACGCTTCCAGATTTTGAAGCGTGTGGACTGGGTCCTCAATGGAATCCCTGCTACCACGAATGGCGATGGACCTGCCATGTCAGCAGATTTCTTCCTAGACCTCAAAGGCAAGGCCGGGGTCTTCAAGGCAGCCGGAACTGGAGCCATCGGCGACATTGAGGAGGGTGCTATCTACCTAGTTACCGTTGGTAACAACGTCGCTGGTACTAGCGCTGCGGGTGCAGAACTCGGGTTTCGAACAAGGTTCATTGACAATTGAATAAAATTGTCAAAAATCAAAGATGTCTAAGGGTCTTACGCTCGCAGAGGTGTACGGAGTGGGCAAGCAGAAACGCAAGTATGTGAGTCGAGTTCCAAAGGTTTTGCTCGCAGTCAAGGAGGCTCACTATTGGGACGCCAACGGCCCAACAACCTTTGATAACGCTGGCGGTGCCGGCGGTATTATTCATGTGAATGCAATTCCCATGAACGACACGGTTACCGGTCGTACCGGAAAGAGGGTCAGGATGAAGAGCATAGCTCTCAGGGGTATCGCTACAGCTGGTAGTGCAGGAACGATTTGTTCAGCATCACTGCTCATAGTGCTTGACCGCAAGCCTAGCGGAGCTCTGCCTGCTGTTACCGATATCCTTGTTGCGGCGAATGCTGTTGAGATGCTCAACGACGTAGGGTCAACTCGCTTCAAGATATTGAAGCGAATCAACATGCAGTTGATTGGAAACTCCACTACTGTGGCTACTGGCATGGAAAGACACTTTTACGACGAGTATGTCATGCTACCATATGACGCAGTCTATGATGTCGTAGGCACCACGGGTGCTATCGCACAGATGCGGGAGAACGCTCTCTACGTAGTTGGCGTAGGCACTGTTGCCGCAGGCACCACCGCAGGTGTCAACGTGGTTCGTTGTCGCGTGCGCTTCTACGACGTCTAGGGCTTCTCGGAAAAAATAAATGAGAAGTCCCACCACTACAAAATTTATTTTGTGGCGCATTATATTCTAAGAATTAACTGCG